CGGAATTGGCACAGTTGCTTTTGTGGCAGGTGCTGCATCGGCTGGGCCAGAAATCACCGCTATTAAGAAAGCTACCGCTTTAATCCGCAACAGCAACGCGAACCCGAATGGCGTGATTGGTAACAGTCGGCATCAAGACTACCTTGAAACTGTCAAGGACTCAACGGGGCAGCCTATCTACGGGCAACCCGGTGGGTATGACTATACCCGTGTGCCGATTAGTCCAATCGGGGGCGGAGCGGGGGATGTTAATCAGCCAATCATGGGCAAGATGCTGGGATTGCAGTTTGGTATTTCTAATCAGCTTACGATTAGTGCCACCTCTGCCGGAACAGGCCCGCTCCTGTTTGGGGACTGGCGATACTTTACCATCGTTGACCGCGTTGGTATTCAAATCGAAGTATCTAAAGAGATTGGTTTCCTCAGTGACGTTGTGTACTACAAAGCAACGGCGCGGGTAGATAGCGGCCCAACTATCGGGGCAGCGTTTACTCGTGTGTCGCTTTTTCCTGCAATTGACATTGTATAGTTGACAAATTAAGTCAACAACCAGGGGTAATAATGCGAGTTCTGGAAATCGGGTTGGATACAATCACAAGAGTTGTCACCTATTACGACAAAATCAGGGTGTATTCAGCCACGACCCAGAACGGAACATACTCCCTGTTAGGCACGATAAGCGGATTGATTAACACCACTTCGCTTTACTACTACATAGACAATGACGGCAGCGAGACAACTTTTTATAAATATTCTCTTTATAAGTCTACTGCCGTCATTGCCGAGACCGCTCAAATAGCCGTACCGCAACTTTACGCCAGAGCGGAAGATTTGAAAATACGGCTAAACGAGAATACCAGCACTACCGACGACGCTATCTTCTGGAGGTCGGTAGTTGCTGCCACTCGGCAAATCAGAAACTATTGCGGTCAGGAATTTAGCCAGACAATTGAGACAAGATATTTCGAGGGCAACAATCTAGGCAAAGGGCGTTCCGACTTACGGGGGGAAGTATTAGAGATTGACCAATGCGTTTCCCTCACTGCCATTGCTCTTGACTATAGCGGTGGGCAGACTACCGCCCCGGTTACTACCCTGACCCTGAACACGAATTGTTACCTGTATCCACAGGAAGCACCGGGGCGGGGGTTTCCTTATTTTGGCCTGTGCTGGATTGAAGGCTCAACTTTAACCAGCGTTTCAACTGGCTACTATTGGGATAGGCGTGAGGGATTGTACTGGCCTCGTGGCTATCAGGCAATCCGTCTGACAGGTACATGGGGTTGGCCTGTGGATTCGATTACCAGGAATTCCGTTCCAGCCGATGTTGAGGAAGCCACTTTGCAACTTGCCGCCCGAATTTACAAGGGCCGGGATAACGCTTACTCAAAACAAATCGGCACAAACGCCATTGGCACTTTAACGGTTAGTAGCGATCTTTTCAACAGTGACACAAAGTCGTTACTCAATCCTTATGTAAAGAGGAAACTTTGAAAGCTAAAAAAGTATTTTTAAGCCCCGCCCAGGTTGCCCAATTACTTACCCCCGCCCTGGCGGAAGCCCTACCAGCCGATGCGGTAATCGCAAACGTCTGGGTAAACGGTGACAGCACTATTGGATTACTCATTCAGTCCGATAGCTATCCGAATATTGAGGCGGGGGACGTGGTGTATTACGCTGAGGTGTTAGCGGTCAATGGTGCAAAGGTTGTGAAAGATGCAACTATCAATAAAGATTGATGTGGCTACCTTTACCGCTCATTCGGTAGCACTGGCTAATAACATCCATCTAGCTTTGCAAGAAGAATTAAACAATGCCGGGCAAGAGGTTCTAAGAACTGCCCAGGCTTTTGCCCCTGTCAAAACCGGGGCATTACGGGCGCAAATAGAAAAGACTATAAAATTAAGCACATCTGGCCCGGTGGTAGTAACGATTAGAAGTAAGGGTAAGAAAGCGGTTTGGATGGAGCGGGGGACTAGTCCCCATACCATCGCACCAAAAAACGGTAAGTTTTTGAAGTTTTCAGCAGGGGGGAAAACAGTGTTTGCAAGGGTAGTTCATCACCCAGGCACTAAAGCTTATGAGTATATGAAAAACGCTCTTGAGGTTAACACTCCTAACATTTACGCAGCCTGTAATCGGGCTATCAATATCGCAATCAGTAGGGGCTAATGAGCTACGCCATAACAGACGTGATAACAGCTTTTAATACCAAGCTCAGGGCAACGGGAGTATTTGGCAGGGTTTACGATAGCCCGCCCGATACGGCCCCTTCCAACAGTGGGGATTTGCCCTGTGCTATCCCGATTATTCAATCGGCAACCGGGCGTTATCAGGCTCAGAACTACTATCGCAAGGAATACCAGCTTGATTACCTGTTACTCATTCAGCCCTATAGCGGGAAGTTGGCAACCATTGATGCCCGGTCACTAACCATTGTTGACCCGGTGCTAGAAATCGGACAGAACGTAAAGCTTGGCGATAACGTGAACATTACCCATTTGGGTACAGGGGTGGAGGATGCCCCCCTGATTAGTCTCACTTACGGCTCACTTACCTGGGCGGGTGTGGACTACATCGGTTTTACCCTGACATTCGGGGTAACGATTAAGCGGAGTTTGGTGGCAGTAGTTTAGCGAAGGGGAAAAGCAAAAATGTTTCCAAGTGTACTGGCAATGCATGACGGCTCGGAATCAGGTTGTAATTACTATCGGTGTTACGTACCGCTACAGGCGGCCCGTGAACAGGGCTACCCGTTTGAGTGGCTACCGTTGATTAAAGAGGGTAGCGCGGGGGACGTGCCAGAGTACAAGGATTGGACAGTGACCGAATCTGGTTACAAAATCCCAGCCGGGTTTTTGAATAAGTATTTCTCAATTGTTTTACTTATTCGTCCGGTCATTTTGGCAATAGACGAGCAAGATAATCGGGTAGATAACCTGAGCATCGTTGAGCGGATTGTAAGCCAGAACCACGCAGCCAGAACCATAACGGGCGGGGATGTAGATGACGATTTTTTCGACATTGCCGAGCATAACCCCAGCCACAAAGAGCTTGCACCGATTAAAGATTACGTTAGAAACACCATCGGGGCTTTAGATTTTATGGTAACAACGGGGGATTTCCTTAAGGGCCGGGTACTGGACGAAACCAGACAACGCCCTGAAAACATCCACGTCATTCCGAATTACATCAATTTTGATTTGTATGACAGTAAAGAAATGCCCGTCCATCGTTACAACGAAGATAACACGATTGCCCAGACCTTAAACCTTGATATGGTTGAAAACCGAATACAGAAGCTGTCTACCGACACAGACCGCCCGATAGTCATCGGGTTGCAGGGCGGGGCCAGCCATCAAGAGGACTGGCGGGTGATGGGGCGGGTTCTGCCAAAGATAGCCGCCAAGTATGGTAAGAAAATTCGCATTGGAATTGCGGGATATCACCCGGAATACCTGAAAGAAGATTTGAAGGAAGCGGACGAGCAGGGGCTAGTCGTTTGGATGGGTTGGCAAAGATTCGACCAACATCCGGCAACGGTCATGAGTTTTGACATTAACCTCTGTCCTTTAGAGGACACTCGTTTTAACAAGTCCAAATCCCCTATCAAGTTTTTGGAGGCAAGTGCCTGCGGGGCGGCAACCGTCGCCAGTCCAACTATTTACGGTGATTACATCAAGCCGGGAATTAGTGGGCTAATTGCCCGAACCGATAGCGATTGGGAAGCGGCAATCAGCCACCTAGTCGAGAACGGGCCAAGCCGCCGAATGATGGGGGTAAACGCTCACGCTTATACCAGAGCGAATTTTAGTCTAAAAGAAAACGCCTGGATGTACGGGCAATTATTTAACAGTTTGTGGCATCAACATAAACACAAGGCAATCAGTGGGTGGCTTAAAGAGCTTGAGCATCGCGAGTCCCTACTTCTAGCAGCTTAATGGAGGTTCTAATATTATGGGTAGCTCAAATCTAAGAAAGCTACAGGTCGGGCCGGAAACAACCAAAGGCACGGCAGTCAGCGCAGCTAAAATACTGGTGGGTTTGGACGGTCAAATCAAAGACACTTCCAACCTGGACGAACGGCAACTTACCTATTATCAGGGTCTAATGACCGGGGCTACCACCGCCCCTATTTTTCTAACGGATACCGCCGAGGTCGCTTTTACAGGGGATTTAACCTTTGAGAACGCCCCCTACATCTTTAGCGCGGGCTGGAAAAGCATTAGTCCTGTGACGGGTGCTGGGTCGGCGGTTTGGGCGTTTCCGCCTCCAACCACTTCCCTTAACAGTCCCAAGACTTTTACCATTCAGACCGGAGACGATACTGAGCAATTAAAAGCCACCTATGGATTTATTGATAGTTTTGAAATACAGGGCAAGTCTAACGAAGTGCTAACCACAAAAGGCAAGTTTCTGGGCCGTTCAGTCACCTCGGCGGTAACAGGCTTTGATACTGCTACCGCATTAGGCGCGACTCAAATACCCTTCAATCTCTGTCGGCTTTACGTGGACACTACAGGCACGGCGTTCGGCACTACGGCGGTAACAGGCACCCTCCGAGAATACACCCTCAAGGTGGATCCCGGTTTTCACTTCAAGAACTTTAGTGACGGCACGCTTGCACCGACCTCGGACGGGCAGGACAGACCAAAAGTAACCCTTGATGTGGTAGTTGAATACAATAGCAGTGCAACTGGTGTTCGGGCTAACTGGAAAGCCAAAACCCCCCAGAACATCCGATTTATTTCAGCCAGTGCCACCTCCGTTAATCCTTGCGTTTACGTTGACACAGCAGGGTATTGGGACATGGTTGATTCGATTAGTGATGCGGCGGGAAACACAGTAGTCAAGGCCAGTTTTATTACCAGCCCTGTTTCTACTGCTACCAGTGGTTATGTTCAGTTCAACGTTTTGAACGCGGCAACGGGCGGGCTATAACCGCCCCAACTCTTTTTGCAGGAAGGAATTATGCCTAAATTTTCGCAAATTAAAGCACCTGAAGTAGTGGTCAGTTTTGGCGGGGTAGATTTCACTGTCCAGGTTAACACCAAATATTCTACCAACGAATTTAAGGAATTTAGAAAAGAGCTTGAGGCCAAATATCCCGCCAAAGAAGTCAAGCAAGATGACGGCACGGTCAAGAAAGAATATGACCCTGCATCTACCGCCGAGGCTCTGGTTTTTATGGTTAAGGACTGGGATGTGTTCGATGATAGTGATGTGAAAATCCCGCTTGAGGTCGAAGTCATTCTGAACAAAGTGCCAATGGCTTTTGCCAATGACGCGTTACTTGCCCTTTACGATTTTATCAATAAAGGCGGGTTGGAAAAAAAGACCTAGACCTAATGCGCGAACTGTATCGGGGGTACAAACTACCAGCCAACGAGACCGCCCCCGACATAGCTATAACTCACGCATTAGCAGAAACCTACCACATCAGCCCGTTGGAAGTCGAGCAGTGGTCAATGTTTGACCGTAACCGTTATATCACACTTTTGGGACTACAAAACGAAGGTCGTAAGTACCAGGAGTGGGTAAATTCTAAAGAAAAATAGTGGCAGATAACGAAGTAAAAGTAACAATATCGGGGGATGATAGTCAGCTAACCAAGACTATTAAAAACTCCTCCAAAGAAATAGCCAACTTTTCTACGGAAACAGCATCCAAGGTCAAGGCTGGCTTTGATGAGGCGGCCAAAGCCCCTGGGGTGCTTGATGGGGCGGTTAATACCAGTCACGGCAAGATTATAACCGCACTAGGTTCCATCGGCTCAAAAGCCGCCTCAGTGGGCGGGGAGGTTGGTAGCAAGCTTGCTGGTGGGTTTGAGGGGGCGGCGGCTGGTATTGAACACATGGTAGGTGGTGCGGTTAAGAACCTTTCCAAAATAACCGTAGCAGCCGGAGCGGTTGCAGCAGGTCTTGGTACGGCCTTTGGCGTGAGTGCGGTCAAGACCTTTGGCGATTTTGAGCAAGCCATAAACGAGGGCGCGGCGGCAACTGATAACTTTGGCGGAAAGCGAAAAGAGGTAGAAGATTTAGCCATATCGTTAGGGCGCGACTTGCCAGTATCCGCCACCGATGCAGCGCAAGGTATGGTGGAATTGGGCAAGGCGGGGTTTGATGCTAACGAGATACTAGCGGCGGGGCCGGGGGTGGCTCGGCTTTCTGTGGCTGCTCATATTAGTATTGGAAAAGCGGCTGAAATAACCACTGGGGCCATACGAGGATTTGGTTTAGCCGCTTCTGATACCAATATGGTACTAGATATTATGACAGCTACTGCCAATGCCAGTTCGGTTGACGTTACCGATATGAAGGAAACTTTTAAGTATGCCGGGTCAGCCGCCCATGCTGCCGGGTATAGTATTCAAGATTTGTCTATTGCAACGGGCATCATGGGTAATAGCATGATTAAGGGTAGCGATGCAGGTACTGCCCTCCGTTCCATTATCACCCGGTTAGCAGCCCCGCCTAAAGAGGCTGCCGGGGCTTTTGATAAGTTGGGCATATCGGCTTTTACCGCAGATGGTAAATCCAAGCCCTTCCGTGACACGCTGGTAGATTTACGAGCCAAATTCGCCGGACTAAGTCAACAAGAACAAATAGATATGGGTAAGAAAATAGCAGGGCAAGAGGCGTTAGGCGGGTTCTTATCTTTAATGAACGCCTCAACCGAAGACTTTAACAAAATGCGGGATGCAGTTGACGGGTCGGCGGGTAGCCTCGACAAAATGGTTAATGTGATGAACTCTGGCACGAAGATGGGAATTGAAAACCTCAAGGGTAGTATCGAGGCTTTGCAAATTAGGATAGGCCAGCATTTAGCCCCCGCCGTTAACTTTTTGAGCGGGAAACTTGCTGATTTTGTTAATATCGCTACTGCTAAAGTTGAGCCAGCTTTTGCCAAATTAAGTGCCATTTTTAGCAAAGTTGAGGGAACGGTGGCATTGATAGCATCAGGGTTTACCGGAAAGTTAATTCCGGCAGCCTTAAACTCGTCATCAATGGCAGATGTAGTGCATAACAAATTTTTCAAAATTGGCGAAACCCTAGCCATACTTGGTACTAGAATAAACGCTTTTATTACCCAGGCAAGGCCTTTAGTAACACAATTTTTTAGTATTGCCAGTGCTTTAAGTCCAGTTATGACCGCTTTTGAAGTGTTTAAGGGGTTTCTAAACGGGGGCATGTCCGAGGCTATTAATGTTTTTAAGATGCGTTTAATTGGTATGGTGGCGGTTTTCGGATTTGATTTGCCTTCCGCAACCAGAATTGTGGGTAATATTTTTACAACAATAGGTAATATTGTAACTAATTTTTTAATACCCTCCTTTAACGCGGTAGTGAGTTTTATTCAGGGGACGGTTATACCGACCTTCAATAATATTTCCGCCTTTATCACAAGCACGTTAATTCCCGCCTTCCAGGCCTTCGGCAACTGGCTAACAAGCAACATTGGCCCGATATTCGGGGCAATCGTTAACACTATCCAGAACACGGTATTGCCATCCCTCGGCAAGCTGGGTGAATTTATTGTTACACAGGTTGTGCCAAAACTAGGCCAGCTATTTGAATGGATAGGGCAAAAGGTTGTCCCTGTATTTGAGAAATTAGCGGCTTTTATTGCTGACCCGGTGATACCTGTGATGGGCAAGATTGCCGCTTTTGTAATGGAGCATGTGGTTCCGGCACTGGCTAAGATTGTTGAAATAATAGCGACTGTGCTTGCCCCTATCCTGGAAAAACTAGCCGACATATTTACCACCTATGTTTTGCCAGCCTTAACCAAAGTAGCCAACTTCATTGGCGAAAACGTGCTGCCAGTTCTAGCAATCCTTTACGACTTCTTTAGTAACAATATCGCCCCGGTGCTTAGAACCGTAGCAGACATAATTGGTAATTCTCTGTCTAAGGTTTTGGGCGAGATGTTCGCTTTATGGGGCAAGATTGCCGACATTCTAATAGGGGCGGTCAAAGTGGCAATGGAGGGCATCAAGGGGGCAATAAATTTTGTAATTGACGCGGTTAATCTACTGATTGAAGGGGTAAACCTGTTAGGCGGGGCGTTTGGGGTACATATAGATAAATTAGGCAAGGTTGGGGAAGCCCAAAATACGGTAAAACAATCTACCCAGGATTTGGCTAATGGTTATAACACCGCTACCAGCGCGGTAGCTAGTACGGTCAAGTCACTTGATGATGTAGTAGCTAAAGCGCAAGGGACGGTAGGGCCTATGACAGAAGCGGGGCGGGCGGCGGGAGAGGGCTTTGCTAATGGTATTACCGGGAGTATTGGGGCGGCAGCTAGTGCGGCGGCTCGACTAGGGGCGGCATCAATTGCCGCCACCCGTAATGCGATTGAGGCCCGCAGTCCATCGAGAATCACCACAGAAATAGGCCAAAACTTTGGAGAGGGATTTTCTTTAGGTATTGTCAGCAAAATAGGGGAATCAGTTAAAGCGGTTAAGGATTTGACGGGCGGTGTTATATCAGCCGCTAAAGATATATTCGGTGGCATTAAAAGCGATGTGGGCGGGGCCGGAGCAGGATTAGCGGCGGGTGCTACCACCGCATCAAATGTTATTAGTGAGTTTATTGCCAACATGCGAACCGTAGTTGAGGGATTTGCTAATGCTGGTAATGAGTTTGGCACGGACATGATAGCGGCGGCAATGCGTTTTGTTGAGCCAGCTTCTAAAGTTGGTAGCGCTATATCTAGCATGGCCTCTGGCCTCGGAGAGATTTCTAAGGATGCATACATTAGTCAACGGGTTATGGATAGCTTTATTGCCAACATGCGAATTGTCACAATGGCTTTCGCACGAGCGGGGGACGAGTTTGGCAAAGATTTAATGGATGCAGCTTTAAGGTTTGCCGCCGTAGCCAGCCCGGTAGGTAAGGCTATTGCCGACATGGCAAACGGGCTGGGTAAGATTGATGATGCCGTAGCCAAATCAGCCGAATTTGATACCAAAGCCCACACCTTTGCCAACAATTTACAGGATGGGGCGGGTGCTATTGCGGCGGGGGTAGCAGCTATTGCAGCATTGGGGGGCGGTGCAAGCGATCCAGCCTATGACCACAAAACCAGCGGTGCAAACTCTAATCCCGGTACTACTCCAACTGTCCCTGCCTATGCTATCGGCACAATGTTTCACCCTGGCGGCGCGGCCCTGGTTCACGCCGGAGAGCTTATTCAGCCGCCAAGCGGGAACGCTATTTACGCCTCGGCGGATACATTTTTCACCAATCTAGCCAAAGGCTCGAAAGTGTTCACCGCTAATCAGACAGAGGGCATGACACAGAGCGGCGGGGGCAGTCAGAGTATCGGCAATGTAACTATTAACATCAATGGCACGGGTTTAGATCCGAAAGCCATAGCGAACGAAGTATCTAAACAACTTAATGCACAGGGTCAAAGTACAGTCTTAGCAAAGGTGGCAAGGGCAGCTTAATGGCACACACAATTAAACTAGCGTTCAAAGATAATCCAAGCGGCGCAGATGATTTCATTGACTTTGCCAGTGGCATGGCTAATGTGGGTTATTTCCACGTTGGCACGGACCTGGGCCAGCCCGCTTATAACGATTACTACAAACGCTTAACCCGCACTATCACTATTCAGGCGGAGGTCAGGGACACAACCTTTGATGGTACTATTGCCAAAGTGCGCGCTATCATTCGCTACCTTAAAGCCACTGAGTATTATTTTAGCAGGTTTCAGGGCAACATCCCGGCCCGTACCGATGGGTCATGGCATCAAGGGCATGCGGCGGTATTAAGCTACAAGAACACCAACGCTACTAACCTACTTTACTTCAACCTGTTTGGTGGGGATGTGGCAACAGGGGATATTACCAATGACCCAATTACCCTTAACCTTGTTTTACCTGTAACTATAACGATGTTAGCGGAGGGTGCAGCCAGGGGTGATAGGGCATTTTTAGAAAATCTGGT